CTTGAAAAAAAAGTTTTTATTTTTTACCTTGAAAATAAAAAAGGAAAAAAAATGAGCTTTGATGCAATGAATTGGGCATCTAAACAAGATTGCCAAAACAGTACAAATAAACTTATTCTCTTGATGTTAGCAAATTATTCTGATGAGAATGATTCCTCTTATCCATCATACAAACACCTTGCAAATTTATGTTCTTGTACAGAGAGAACAGCCATGAGATCCATAGATTCTCTCATACAGATGGGGTTGATCAAAAAAGAGGGTAGATATACTCCAGATGGTAAACAGACATCCAATCGTTTTATTTTGATTAGGGGTGACAAAACAAACATGGTGGGGGTGACAAAAACAACACCCAATACTATTAGAGTTATACAAAAAGATTATAAGGAAGAATTTTCTCTCTGGTGGAAGACATATCCAAGAAAAGATGGATCAAAGAGAAAAGCATTTCAACTTTGGACAAAGATAATCAAAGAAGAAATAAACCATCAAAAACTTTTGGAATTAACAAATATATTTAAATCATCTATGAGTGAAACAGATATGAAGTTTATTCCTCATGCTACCACATGGTTGAATCAAAGAAGATTTGAAACAATCAGTGAAAAAAAAGATACAAAAAAAATAAATTTAAATACAATTGCAGGATAAAAAATGAGACAAGAAATCAAAGAATTAGGAATTGACCTTAGTAATTATGGAATTGGAACATATAAGACAACTTGTCCAAGATGTTCACCAACGAGAAAAAAGAAACATGATACTTGTTTATCAGTTACAGTTGATCATGACTATTTTGTTTTCAATTGTCATCACTGCAATTTTTCAGGTAAAAAGTACTCAAATCAGAATCAAAGAAAGTATCAAAAGATTGTAGAACTTCCCACAAAAAGAACTGTAGATGACACCACTCTTGAATGGTTTTCAAGAAGAGGAATATCCAGAGAAACAGTAGAATTTTTTAAAATATACAATGACTTTCAATCATTTGGAGAACAGAAAGAAAAATGTATTTGTTTCCCCTACTATCACAACTATTCAGTGATCAATGTCAAATACAGAGCAAATGGTAAAAAATTCAAACAGATACAAGGTGCTAAGAGAAGTCTTTTCAACTTTGACAATATAGATAAAGAATCCAAGGAGATCATATTTGTTGAGGGAGAGATGGATGTTTTGGCAATGAAAGAAGCAACTATTGATTCTGTCTCACTTCCTGATGGAGCGCCCTCTGATGCAAAATTCAATCCAGAGGATAAGAGATTCCAAGCACTCAAGAATCATCCCTCTCTGGAAGAAATGGAAAAGATAATAATTGCAGTTGATAATGATTCCAGTGGTAAAGCATTGGAGATGGAACTTGCTCACAGATTTGGTAAGGACAAATGTTGGTATGTTGAATTCCCTGATGATTGCAAAGATGCAAACGAAACCATCATAAAATATGGAAAGGGTAAACTTAGAGAACTTGTTGATCAGGCAAAACCATATCCAATTGATGGTCTGTATACTATCAAGGACTTTAGGAAAGATGTTTTCAACATCTATGAAGGAAACGTAAAACAACCAATATCAACTGGTTTTCCAATGCTAGATGAAATCTACAAGGTAATGACAGGAACATTCAATCTAGTCACTGGTGTTCCAAATCATGGTAAATCAAATTTTATTGATCAACTTGCCATGAATCTTGCAAAAAGAGAGGGATGGAATTTTGCTATCTTTTCTCCAGAACATTCAACACCAATGCACATTAGGAGATTGGCAGAGAAGTATGTTGAGAAACCTTTTGATCATGGGATAAATGAACGAATGACAAAAGAAGAACTTACAGAAGCACTGAACTTCTTGGATCATAAATTTTTCTTTGTAGAGAATACAGATGATATTCCAGACATTGATTGGATTCTTAAAAAAATGCGATCTGCTTGTATAAGAAATGGTGTGAAAGGAATTATTATTGATCCTTATAATGAGATTGCAGATGACAACTCATTGAGAGAAGATATCCACATAAGGAATTTAATATCTGCTTGTAAACAATTTTGCAGATCTCATGAGGTTGTAATATGGATGGTTGCACATCCACACAAAATGAGTAGAATAGATGGAGTTATTCCTGCTCCATCTCTATATGACGTATCAGGTGCGGCACACTGGAATAACATGGCAGATGTAGGTCTGGTGATCCATAGGGATTTTGAACAAAATGAAACAAACGTCATCACACGAAAGATCAGAGAGCAGGGACTTTATGGAACTATTGGAGTCAGAAAGTTTCATTATGATTTATCAAAACATATCTACATTGAAAAAAACGAGGAGATATAGGTGAATCATGGAAAACTGGGCAACTGAAAATTTTGAAACTGTAGAACTTGCAAAACTTAAACCTTATGAAAAAAACTCAAGAATTCATTCAGAAGAACAAATAAAACAAATTGAAAATGCAATCACTGAGTGGGGATGGACAATGCCTATATTGATTGATGAGGATTTTACGATCATAGCAGGACACGCAAGATATTCTGCGGCATCAAACTTGGGTATTTCCAAAGTTCCAACAATAATGGCAAAGGGGTGGAGTGATAAACAAAAACAAGCATTTGTCATTGCTGACAATCGCATTTCTGAAAACTCATCATGGGACATGGGTTTGTTACACTCAGAACTAAAACAACTTGCTGACAGTGGTTTTGATGTAGATCTTACTGGATTTGATAATTCTATTCTTGCAAACTTCACTCCCTCTGTCATGCCATCAATGACTTACTCAGAAGTTTCTCCTGATGATATTTATAAAGCAGAAGAGTCTCAGAAAAATATTTCTCTAAATGAGGTTCACACGCAAGATGTAGTTTGTCCAAAGTGTTTACATAAGTTTGAAATAAGTGGGAATAATTAATGACAAGTAATGTCAGAATAATTGTCAAAGCTGTGCCAGAGAGACAACCATACATAGACTACCTAAAAAAAAATCTACCACAAGCTGAGTTTTGTATGGATGAGAAAAGAGATGCGTTTGATACTTGGAACAGAGCAATGGAGATGGCAGGATCAGAGGAGTGTGTCCACATGGAAGAGGATGTCATAATAACAAAAAACTTTTATAAAAAATTATGTGATGCCATAAAACAAAAACCTTTTCACATCATTCAATTTTTTTCAATGAGAAAAGCAGATCTTACAGTTGGGAGCAGATGGGATAAAAACTTTCTCATGAATCAATGCACATATTACCCATATCAATATTCAAAGTTTATTCGAGATTATTGGGATGTCTGGTCAAAGATTCCAGGCAAACTTGAGAAGCATCCAAACGGAACAGACCAGATGGTTTGTGATTGGATAAAAGCAACAAAGTTGAAATATTGGATACACATTCCAAACCTTGTAGATCACAGAGTTGGCAAAAGTGAGATAGACCCAAGAAGAGCATCTACAAACAGACAATCATTAACATTCAAAGATGGAGTTTTATAATGGACTTAAAATGGGATTATGAACTTAAAGAGCATCAAAATCCAAATCCTGTAGTATTTACAAAAAAGATTGATTTAGATGCTGAAGGTGTGTTTTGTCCAAATGAGCAATCAATATTAAAAGTTTTTAAAACGGATGGATTTAAATTACAAACTTGGGGCAGAACTCCAAATAAACTAGAAGATGATCCTCATTATATTGGAGTAAGAAGAACAACACCTCTTCACATTGATCCAAAATATCCAAGATATTCTCATCATTTAAAAATTAGGGTTGACATGGGTATTGGTTGTAGAGGTTTAAATAAAGAATCCTTAATGTTTGAAAGAGGTACTTTCTATATTTTGGATACTCATTCACCCCATCAAGTTTTTATTCATGATGCTTACAAAAAATTGAAACCTGAATGGAATATTGCAGTTTCTATTGATTCATCAACACCCATTGATCCAGAAGAAGCAATTTCAAGGTGTATTGAATACGCAAAAGAAAATCCATTCTAATGAAAATCTATTCAGACAAAAATGTCTTTGATATGGCTTTGGACAGAATAAGATATTTATTTGATGAATTTGAAAACATGATGGTTTGTATATCAGGGGGAAAAGATAGCACCATTGTTTTTAATCTTTGCAAAATGATTGCAAGAGAAAAAAATAAACTTCCTCTTAAAGTATTATTTCTTGATCAGGAAGCAGAGTGGCAGTTGGTCGTGGATCATGTAAGAGAGATAATGAATGATCCAGATGTTGAGCCATACTGGATTCAATGTCCCATATTACTGAAGAATGCTACCTCTATTGGAGAACCTTTTCTCAGATGTTGGGATGAAGGAAAGGAATGGATGCGTGACAAAGAAGACATAGCAATCAAAGAAAATCATTATGGGACAGAGAGATTCCATCCATTATGGGCAAATATTTTACGCTACTACTTTCCAAAACAAAAGGCATGCTTCATTGTTGGCATGCGAGCAGAGGAAAGTCCTTCGCGCTTAACTGGTCTTGGCAGTGGCGTCACCTACAAGCACATTACTTGGGGAGCAAAAAAACACAAAGATCAGTATAATTTTTATCCAATATATGACTGGTCAATTCAAGATGTATGGAAAGCAATACATGATAATGGGTGGAGTTATTGTAAAATCTATGATGAATATTATAGAAAAGGAATCCCACTGAAGCAAATGCGTGTTTCCAATCTTCATCACGAAACAGCAACGCACTCTCTTTTTTATTTGCATGAATTAGAGGGTGACACATGGGACAAGCTAGTCATGAGATTAAAAGGAATCAATCAGACAAAACATTTGAAAAAGAGTGATATGTTTCAGATCAAGGAATTGCCACCAATGTTCAATGATTGGATAGAGTATAGAAACTATTTGATTGATCATCTGACAACATCTGATGAGCATAGGGAAAAATTTAGAAAGAAGTTTGCAAAGATGGATATTGATTTTGATGATATGCTTCTCAAAGAGGATATGTATAAAAGACAGTGCAACACAGTTTTAG